AGATTAGAACAGCACCACCCTCGACTTCTTCGTCTCCACCATAAGCAAATACGATATCATCAAGTGTGTTTTCATCGATTGTAGTTAACTCTAAATCTTCAGAGTCTTCTAGTGCTTCGCAGGCATCAGAGAAGATACCCTTGAATGTATTAGTTGTACCTGCACCAAGTAATAATTGCTGAGATAACTTTTTACGTAATGATACGTTGATGTTCTTTACAACTTCTGCTTGATAATCAATTGCAGGTAACTTTTCTAACTCTTCAGTAATTTCAGTGTAAGCTGTCATCTTTACCTTTGAGATAGTTGCATATCCGAATTCAGGTTCAGTTTCAGTATATGCTTGACCTTCAGTTGTTAATCCTGCAGTTCCATGAGATTTTACAAAAGACTTTGTATATGTTTCTCCACCCTTTAAATTAACAACCTTAACCTTATCTACTAATGTAGATACTTCTTGGAATGGATATGGAGCAAGTGTAGTATCAACATGGTTAGGTAGTAAGATTTCATCAGCTGATACAGTGATGGTTCTACCCTCTCTCATTGATTTAGCACGAGCCTCTAATTCAGTTTTATCCACTGAATTCTTCTCTATAACAATTGGCTTTACAATTGTCTTATCAGCAATATTTAACTTTGCTACAATTTGTGAACGCTCATTTTGTAGATCGTCACATTCCTTTTCATAAGCTGATAACTTTTCAGTATCAGTCTCCTTATCAACTAGACCTCTAATTTCAGCAAGTCTAGCTTCAATTTCTTTTTTTCTAGCATTTAAGTTCATATTTAGATCCTCCGTTATATTATTGATTTAATGCTTATTCTTTTTCTGATAACTTTTGCTTCCTCTTCACGCTTAGCTAAATCCATAGCCTTTAGCTCAGTCTCCACTAAATCTAAAGAACGTGAATAAATTGATGTGCCTTCATATGCCGGCAAATCAACTACTGACACATCATAAAGTCTGTCAATTTCCTCTATACGTCTTAGAGGTATTTCTGTTTTTCTATCCCAGCTTTGCTTTTTGACAGTGAACGCAAAACTCATCTTATCTAAAAGTCCAGCCTTAACCATCTTATATACATCTTGATTTGTAGTTGTATTAAGCAGCTCTGCATGAACCTTTAAACCTTTTTCATCAACTGACAAGCTAAGTGATTTATTCTTAGTTCTTGCCAAAATTAAAAAGGAGTCCATATGGTTATACTTTAATGGAACATCCTTCATATTTGCTTTTGATAAAGAGTCTCTTGAAATTACTTCTCTAAATCCACGCTCTTCATCACCTATTAATGTTTCTTCTTCAAAGACTATCGCATAGCCTTCAAGTATCATTTTATCTTCTGCTTCTTCAACTCGCATTTCTGCAAGTCTTACTTCCTTTTCAAACTTCATTGTTATCCTCCTTGTTTCCTACTTGGTATTCATTTGCTTTATCAGCATCAACATAATTTAGTGATTGCAATCTCTTATCTCCGCCTTCAATTGGTTCTAAACCAAGTAAGGCTCTAGATTCATTTAAGGTCATGACTCCAAGTCCCATTAGTTTTTCGATGGCATTTACTTTTGTTTGCCATGATGCATATTGTAATCTTTCTGAGAATAAGACAATCTTCTCACCACGTTCTAATTGATTATCAGTTAATAAACCTAAAGAAAAAGCCTCGCTAACTTGTATAGCAATAGGCTCTATCGTTGATTCATAAAATGCATTGAATTCATCTTCATTATAATCATTTGCTAAGATAGCCTTAGATACACCAAAATAATCTAATATCTTTGACTGTATAAAATCTAAGGTTGTTGATTCTACTAACTTAGGATCACTATTAAGTGGTATATAATCACTTTTACTATCAATTGGTATTACTGCACTTCCGTCTTCGCCAGACTTCTTTATAGCTCTATTAAACTCATCAATTTGTTTTTGCTTATCAGCTTCTTTTAAGATACCGTTAATCTTAACAATACCTCTTATTTGAAATGATGAATAAACAGCACCTTCAACTCCTTGAAGTAATGCATCATTAATCTTTAATGTCTTTATTAATGCTTCATGGTCACCTCTAGAACCAGAACCACCAAAGATATCATTTTGCCCATAGAACTTCTTTATATGAATTACATTCTCATATGGGAGCATATATTGTGTTCCATCTTCAAAATAAAACTTTAAATAAAGACTATTTGATTCATCCATTATAGGTTCTACTATTTGAGGTCTTAAAGGATATAATCCTTTTAAAGTCCCTTCAAGTCTATCGTATAAAGGATAAACAAAGGCATTATCATTTAAGAGTAATAAAGTGATTAATTTATATAAAAATTGGAATGGTGTCATGTATTCATTAGGTCTATACTTTAATGCAAATGTTATATCACCATTCTTTTCTATTTCCTCACCCTTATCATTGATTTTGATATAAGACATTTTAAGTTTTGCACATTGAGTTGCAACCCTATCTATACACATCTTTACTACATCAGAATTAGTTATTGAATCACCAAAAGGTACAAAAGGCATCAACGTATTTGTTACAGTTTTGAATGCCGTTACAGGTTCATTAACCTTCTTTTTTCTTTTAAATAATCCCATCTAATACCTCCTTGCTGCAAAATAAAAGCCTACCATTTAAGGTAAGCTAATAAACTATAATAAATATCCATCATTTATAACTGCGGTAACGTCAAAGACATATTCAAACGTGGATAAGAACGAAGCCCCAAACTGTTCTAAAGCTTCAGGACTATAAGTTACTACAACATAATAATCACCAGGCTGTGTTACAGAGAAAATCAAAACATTATGTCCATAGAAATCTTCAGTTCTAGTAAAACTATTAAATGTTCCACCATTTAAAGCTTCTCCTCTAGCTCCTGCTAAGCTTAGCATCAAATATGAACTCATTTTTTGATATTTTGTATCAGTAGTAACAATTGCTAATTCACCTATTTTTAAAGGGATTTTAAAATAAGCTTCTTTATATAAAGTACATTTAGCATTTGTTATTACATTAGCTAACATATCATTAGTTCCTGTAGCACTGTATTCAACCTTATTTTTATTTGCTGATACATTAGAAAACAAATCCAACTTACGAGTACAATAAAGTGTTGTATCTTCAGTTATTTTTGTTGAGCCATAAAATCTTGTACAGCTTGGATTAGTATAAATATTAAGTGCATGATACTGATTAGTTATATGATTTCTATACTCTGTAGGAATACTTCCTTCTTTAACTACTTCTGTATATTCTAATGCGCCATTAACAATAAAATTTACACTACATGCTTTTACAAACACCGCTTTTATAGTTATGTTAAATGCCGGCATTGTAAATGACCCGTTTGAAATCTTATACTCATAAGTACTGTCCGAACCTACATATGATAATTTTGTTGTATCAAGCATATATCCTGTATTTGCATTTGGAATTACTGTAATTGTATCGCCCGACTTTGCAGTTGTTTTATTCACAGTTATACTTCCATTTTCATATGAAGATACCGTTATTGAATAATTATCATTTTTTGTTTTACCAGTATCTGTTGTACTATCATTCGTACTCGTTTTTATACTTGTATCGCCGGATGTACTAGTGTTTGAAATAGAACTCGAATCACATGAAGATAATGATAAGAAACAAAGCAATGAAGCCACTATTAAAAATACTTTTTTAAACATATAACATCATTCCTTTAATCGATATTTTGATACTTTATTATATCACAATGATTTAAGTAATCATAGCTTCATAATCAGTTTTATATCTATTTAAAACAGCATAAGCAATTATTAATGCAACACATCCATCAATTCGCTTATACTTGCTATTTAATTTACATGGTTGGATATTACCATTTACATCAACCTTGGCTTGAGTATTTGCCATACACCATTTAAGGATTGGATTGTTATCATAAATAACAACTTTATTCTTTAAATCAGCTTCTAGCTGTTTCATTGGTTCCGATAATGTATACACACCCTGGCGTATCTTTTCCATTGTGAACCCATACTCTTCCATCTCATTAACCCAGTATTGAGAATTCCAAGGATCATATCCTACCCATAAAGGTCTAATTTGATGTTCTCTTAACATCTTCTTAAACCAATCAGTTACTAAAGTAAAATCATTCTGACTACCATCAGTTAAAGTAATAAATCCTTTTTTTAACCAAATATCATATGGAACTGAGTCTTCCTCTATTCTTTTATTCAAAACATCTGATGGCATAAAGAAATGAGGAATGATGTATTTCTTTTTCCCTTTTTGAACTAGTAATACTGCAGCTGTAAGGTCTGTTGTTGATGAAAGGTCTACTCCACCAATTGCATATGAGTCTTTTAAATCTGCAATATTAAACTTTTCTTCATTATTCAAATCATCAAAAGTAAGCCAAGCACCAGACTCTAATTGTTTAATATTAAAATCCTTACATAGCATTGTGACTCTCGTTGACAAATCATTCTTTGACTTGTTCATTATGTCTTCAAGGTATGTATAAGATTTAACTGCTCCAATTGATGGATTTGATTTTTGCCAGGTTCTTCTATCTGCATAGATTTCATTCTCGTTATCTTGTGTATATAACCAAGGTAGTATTCTCTCATCTTCAATCTCACCTTTTAACATCTTCCTAGCATAAGATAATTTATTATCTAAGAATCCACCTACAACATTACCTTCAGTTGTAATGATAAAAATAAGTGGTTCTTTTTTAGTTGATTGAGATTGCTTAATTGCATCATATACTTTTGAGTCAGACATTCCCCAGGCTTCATCAATACATCCAACTTCGATATTAAGTCCATCTAGGTTCTTTGACTGACCAGAAAGTTTCTTTATTTTGTTTTTATTCTTTGGAGAATAGATATAAAATATATTCTTCTTACTTCTTGAAGGTTTAGATAGTGACTTTGAATGCTCACGCATATTATTTATCTCTTCAAATAAAATCGATGCCTGATCATTAGTGTTTGATGCACACACAATATCTACACCACCACGAGAAATAAAGAACTCTGCTATATCAATTCCAGCTACGAATGTTGTTTTACCATTCTTACGTGCAATTAATAAAATAACCTCATTAAATCTTCTAAGTCCTGTATCTGCCATCTTAAAGCCATAGGCAACTTGAAGCATTGCTTTTTCCCATAGTTCTAAAAGAAAAGGCATCCCATTAAAAGGTGCCTTGGTATGCTTACAAAAAGTTTCAATAAACTTTATTCTATTATCTCCTGGAGTAGGGTCATAAATATATCTTGGATTAGATAAGTCTTCTACTAATTTATCAAGTGTGGTTCTTAGTTCGTTTCCAATTATGATATTTCCTTTTTGGATCTCATCATAATACTCCAACAAATAATTATGTTCCATTTAAACTCTCCATGAATGAATCAAACTCATCATCTGCATCAACTACATTCTTACCAATGATAGTATTCAGGGTTCTTATTATTCCTTGATAAACATTAACAGATGATAAATAAGTCTTGTAATAAATTGACTCTCTAACGTTTCCTTTATTAGAACGCTCAACTGAACCATACTTTTTAATTAGCTTTTCTAAATTATCTAATTCACTTTTAAGGAATGCTGCTTTATGCAAAAGTTCATCACAAAGTTCTGCTTTTGAAGGCTCTACATTCACAAACAATGCCTTTAAACGCTCGTATTCATTTTTCACCAACAACAACTCCTTTCCAAAAGAAAAAGCCCTAAAAAGGGCAATTTCAAGGCTTACAAAGCCAAGTTAATCTAAATCTTTAATGTCATTTAGGTTTGATGGTAATTCACTGATAATCTTTTCGATTTCATCATTGCTTACACCCATCGCCTCTAAAGACTCCCTTGTTCCACAAGTAGGGCATATTGGAGTTGTATTGTCTTCTCTTGATAGAGCAGGAACTCCTTTATACACCTTACCACACTTTGGACAGGTTCTCTTTTTTACTAATTCAACCTTCATTTTGACACCTCCACGCTTTTTCTTAATGCTTGTTTTAAATATTCAATATCGAAACCAAATGAAGAATAACCCTCTGCACAAGTTTCAATATATGCCTTAGATGGAATTCCAAGTTTTCTCTCTTCATGCATAATATATACAAATGCATCAACTTGGTATTTCCTTTTGCTAACAATACCAATATACTCAATTGGAATTGTCTTCTTATAATAGAATGATGGATACCCTTCATATCTATCTAGTTTTAATTCATCAGAGGGTTGAACGCTCCATACTGCAACTGGAACTCTTGCGCCTTCCTTCTTTTCAATTGTTAAATAGGAACCACTATAACTTCCCTTAAATAACAATTCATATCCATCAATCCATCCAATGCCCACCACCTTGGCAGTGGGACATCTGAATTTCATTTGATTTAGGTTTAAGTTTGAACCATAGGCTAGG